CTCCATGATGCTCTCGTCCTCTGCTGTCCAGATAAACACCTTTAGAATGCGTTCGCTTTTCCATGTTTTTCGATCCCATTTGTACTCCCACAGCCGGAACCCCTGCATATTATTAAATGCAGCTGTAAGCCACTTAACCTTTGACACGGAAAGGTCCTGCGTGATATAATCATCACTCGACAGGAATGTCCTATATACTGCCTCTGTTTTCCCTTTTTTGAGTTTCGCGATCTCAAAGAAATTCAGAAGCAGTATTTTGTTTTCATCCACAAGTTCGGCAGTTACAATGTGCTCCATTCCATTTAATCTACATGCCATACTCACCATTTCCTCACTGGCTTCCGCCCTTAACATTACAGACAATTTTCTCTTTTCCATTATGTACACCTCCTACATTCCAAAAAATGAGAACATATCGAGCTGGCCATCCATGTCCTTGTTATTCTTTTGGGGCTTGGTTTCTGGCTTGGACTCGCCTGCCTTTTCCTTTGGCTTTTTAGCGGTAGGCTTCTTTTCAGATTTTTTCCTTGCCTTATCAGCTCTTTCGTCCAGTTTTTTCATCTGCTTCTTAGTTTTCTCTTTAGCCTCGGCCTTCTTCTCTTCCTCAGCCTTATCATCCTTGTGATAATAATCCTCGGCCCATTCATAAACCACATCATCACGAACCGCACAGCTACCACCCTTTGCCTGCTTCCTTGCCTGCTCATAAATGTACTTGCAGCACTTCTCCCAAGTCTTATGATCCTGACATACATCCGAAGCCAAACTCTCTGATTCCTTGCATCTTTCAATCAAATGTTCAACAACAGGATTTGCAAAGGCTTTATCTTTAGCTTTTTTCAATTCCTCCTGCAGCTTCACAACTGCTCCATCAACTCCGATATAAGTGGAGGCATCCTTATTCTCTTTTGCAGCTTCGACTTTTTGTGGCATGGGTGCAGGGATTTCTTCTGCAATTTCTTTAAGGCTTGCCTTTCCCATTTCCGACTGCGGCTCGGACTCTGAAAAATCTATAGCCCCATATTCTTCTTTTAATCGGTCATTCTCTATATCAAACAATGTATTGCCGTCAGCATCATAGAATACGGTTACTTTCTCTCTCTTTAATATCTTGTAAGTGGCATTTCCCACCTCAACTTCACTCTTGCTATCCTCTGAAGAATATCCATTTTCCAGATACTCCAGAATAGCCTTACTCCATTCATTTTCATAATCCTGATTATCTCCTAATGCGTAGTGCATTACATTTCTACCTGTTTCCATAGGCTTCCTCCTTTTTATCAAAATCGAAAAACATATAAAAATGCTCTTTTTCCACTGTTTTTTCGGTGGTTACAGTTCCACCAATACCACCCATTGACTGAAACAATCTCCTCCAAGTCCATATCTGATTTTGAAACATCGGCATATACCAAAGTTCCTGTCCTTCTTTTTCATTTGGAAACAACACTGGACCAGTCAAAGGATTGGTAAGCGCATTTGCTATACATACATATCCCGCACATCCCAGAAGAGAAAGCTGTATATAGCACATCATTCCGGTTACCCGGTCTATATCCTGTCCTACAAATACCACATGGTTTTGAAAATTATGTTTGCATTTCTTCAATGTATTTGCAGCCGCTATCAATGTCGCGCCAGCCCCGCAGGTCGGATCGCAGATAGATAAATATCCCTGTTTCTCAATATGTTTGTCAACATCTTCACAGGTTATTTCCGACATCATCTTGCATACACAGTATGGTGTAAAAAACTGCCCTTTCCAGTGGTTACCGAGATTCAACTGCATATACATGGCTCCAAGAAAATCCTGTTCCGGATTTCTTTCCAGAGCCTCAACAATGATTGCAAGCATTTTGGCAGGAACTTCTACAGATCCAAGCCTCT